ATCGCGTGTAGCATTGCAGTCTGGGAGGTTGATTGTAATATCAGCCGTCAGCGTCCCTACGTACACAACCCTGTCGTTTTCATCCACAGTTGCCGTACTTGTTACTGCCCGGTATGCGTGTTCCTCTACGCCGTCAACTTCAAGAGCGGCAAGTGATGCGGTACTGGTGAATGTTGCGGCCCCTGAGCCTATGATCTTCCCGTTGAATGTTTTTTGCCCTGCAAAAGTCTGGGCGCTGGTAGACACCGTTCCGCGGTTTGATGCGTCGGCATCCGGCAAATTCAGGTTCAAAGTGCTGGATGATCGGCTGAATCCAATCGCCGCCGCGTTGGTCGTGATGGCGGGTGTATAGTAGATGTTTGCCGTACCGTTACTGCCCAAAAGCGTAACGTCAGAGCCGACGGAAGTTAGCCCTGTGCCGCCGTTCGCCACCCCCAAAGTGCCCGTGACACCCGTTGTTAGTGGTAAGCCGGTGCAGTTGGTCAGCGTTCCACTTGTTGGCGTACCCAAAAGAGGCGTTGTAAGCGTGGGCGAAGTGGCAAATACTAACAACCCCGTTCCGGTTTCATTTGTTACGGCCGCTGCAAGGTTTGCGCTTGTTGCCGTCCCCAAGAATGTTGCCATGTTTGCCGCTAATCCAGACACACCCGTACTGATCGGGAGTCCTGTGCAGCTTGTAAGTGTTCCACTGGACGGCGTACCAAGTGCAGGAGTTACGAGGGTAGGCGAAGTGGCAAATACAAGCGCCCCACTTCCTGTTTCATTTGTTACGGCTGCTGCAAGGTTTGCACTCGATGGCGTTGCAAGGAAAGTTGCCATGTTTGCCGCTAATCCAGACACACCCGTAGCAATAGGCAGTCCTGTGCAGTTCGTAAGTGTCCCAGATGTAGGCGTGCCCAAAATAGGAGTTACAAGCGTGGGTGAGGTGGATAGGACAACCGTTGAGCCTGAACCCGTTGTGGCTGCCGCAGTAAGTGCGCCGCCGGATGAACCAAGGACGGTTGCTGTGACTGACGTGGCAAGGGCAATGGCGGGAGTTGTGTTTGGGTTCGTGATTGTGAAATCAAACCCGTTGCCGTCCGTACCTGTCACAGACGTAACCGTACCGCCGCCAGTGGCGTAGCTCAGCACATAGTCTTTGACGGCTGTCATGTTTGTTATGTGAATAGTGTCGCCCTGCTCGACCTTCACCTTTGTAGCGCCCCAAATTGTGGGCTGTGCGCCGGCATATCCTGCCACAAAAAGCAGGAGAAAAAATAGTGTTTGTTTCATTGTCGTGTTTATTTGCTTAAAAGTTATCAAAAAACCATACGCCTGTGCCGCCTGAAAAGCGGCAAGTACAGTCTATTGATACCTTCCCGAAAAAAGTCTTTGTGTTTGTGCCGTCGTAAAATTGCTCTGTTGAGCTTGGGTCAATGGTCACGCTGTGCGCTGTGTCCGTGCCATTGCGCACGAACTTAAAACGCTTGCCATCAAGCGATGTATTACATGATGGCAGGCCAAACACCGCCGCGCCGGATAGCGTACCTATCAGCACTTCATTAACGTCGCTGGTAATTGTCGCCCCGGACGTTACGAACGTGTAAGGGTTGCCCCAGCTTGGCTCCCATGTCGCTCCGGTCCACATTAACACCTCGGAGGTAGATGCGCTTTGCTGTGCTATTCCAAGCGGGTTGCCCCCGCTTCCATCGCCGTCAATGGTCGCGTCTGTTGATACTGTTGCAATGCCGCCTGAGCTGGAAAAAGTCAGCGTGTCCCCAGATAATGCCGCCGTCACATTGCTACCTTCCCGGACAAATACATCATTGCCAGTGCTGCTGTTTAGGCGGTAAAGCGTGCTGCTTACCTCTGTCCATGAAAGGTTGGTACTGCCAGATGAAGCGCAATTCCAGCAAACCCAAGCAGCTCCATCCCACTCATATACCTCTGGAGTTGCGCATGAGTTTCTGACAATTTTCGATTGATACTTTGCTGGTGTGTAGCTAGGCACGGCGCATCCTGGAACCTTTTGAATACGTTCTCCCATCTTTACCCATGTTCCACCACTCCGGAGAGTAGCGTAATACCACTCTCCAGTAACAGTGTCAATTGACACCATACTTCCTCTGGCACCTGGCTCATAAGTTGGAACACCGTTGGTGTACGCAATCCCGGTAGTAGACACGATGTTGTTCACCTGGGCACCAGAAAATGCCGGAAAAAACATCATAATTATGTAGATTGCGTTTTTCATACAAGTCTTTTTCGTGGAACACCACCTGGACCTTCATTATGATTAGCGGCCATCATGTACCAACCTCCAAGTATTACACCATCAGCCTCAGCTTCCTGATCTGAAGCATACTCAGGTAGTGAGTTCAGCCAGGTTTTCACGCTTGCAGGAACTGATCGTGGTATGGTAATGCGGAGAATCCGCCTGCTTATGGTTACTCTGATAGTCATTTTGCCACAATTTGCATTTCCCCCCGCATGATGGTGGTCACGTTACCATCTGCATCGGTCCAATCGAGGTAATACGTAAGAGCGCAGTCAGACGGAAGGGCGCCAGACTGCGCGGACGTGATTATCACCTTAAATTCACCACTTTGTGCGTCTGTTATGAGTATTTCATCATCATCAGAGCTAAGCTCAAGCACCGTTGTGCCGCCTCTTTTCTGCTTGATCACCATATCAAAGCTGCTTCCGGTAATGTCAACACGCTCGAATGGACCAGGATCATCACCCTCCTCGATGTATCCAGGCAAATCCAACGAGCTCCCCTTAATGATGGGGATTGGCATCATTGGAGGCAAGTTGTCTATGGTGTACTGAGTGATCATTGTTTTTTCAGTTCAGCTGCAACCTCATCACTGATGTAGTTCAGAAAGTGGCGGCAATTATATCTTCCCCTGTCCACCAGGGGGTTATACTGCTCTTTCGTCTTCTTATCAATAAGGTCCGGATCGTTCTTCCAGTCCTTTGTTTCCTCCACACTGAAAACCTTACCGGCCCTTTTTCGGCAGAATTGTCGAGTATTCTCGATGATACTGCCCTGGTAGATGAAGTATTTCAGTTCAAGTTGGTCGGCAATGGTCGTGTTTGCGATCTCGTGAATTGAGTTGAACACATCGTATGCGTACTGTCTCCAATACTTCTGCAATGCACCTTCTGTTTCGGTATTGCCAACCACCAGGTCTTTCAATCCCCTCTGGAATGCGCTAAGGCTTCTTTTCTGGATCACACTCTGCAAAACATAGTCGCGCAACTTGCCTCTCACCTCATCTGATCGCCCAAGTTTGTCCAGGTATCCACCTCGCAATAAATTGCCGCTCTGATCAACTCCAATGACATTGCTAATCATGTCCAGTATCTGATCAGCGGCCACAACCTGTCCAAGCGCCTCGTAATATCCAACTGTCATTCTGCCAACGCCAACAATTTCCTCTGCAAATGCCCTCAACTCTGTGTTGATATAGTCCCGCTGAAAACGATCCATCAAACCCTCCATCCTGTTCAGCTGCCGGATGTTGCTCGGGGTGTTCTTTATAGTTTTACCATCCACTTCAAGCCATTCGATAATCTGCTTAAGCTCATCCAATAACCTCCTTTGCAGCTCTGTCACTCGTTTATCCAGCACTTTTTCAAGCTGCTCTACCTTGCGCTCGAAATCCTTAGCCCATTGGTCAATTTGTCGAATGATCTCATCAATGCTCATCAGTTCATATTTGCCGGCACATTAAGCGCCGGTGATTGGTTTGATTCCTCCATGTACTGTGCGACCTTCGTATCAATCAGCAACTTTTGTTCTGTGTCGTTGATCAGGTAGAAGTTTCTCGGCGACACTTCGCGCTCAAGCTCATCGAATATTACACCCAACATCAGGTATTGCAACTTGAACCTGCGAGGTACCGCCTGATCAGTGAGCGCCATACTGATCTGTGCTTCAGAGTATCCGGAAAACGGATTGAATTTGTCCTTGGTAGTAGCCTTCAGGTATTCAATCGGACTGTCAGCGTAGAGTAGCCTCAACAGGTCTTGCTGGATACTCCGCTTCACGTCTGGCCCTGCTTCGCTACGATTTGCCACCTCCAAATCTTCCATAAGTTCGGCCATGCCCTTCAGCTTGAAATCCTTGCTGAAAAGCAGTTCTGCACGCAGGTTCTTCTCCAGCTGCATGAACGCAGCCGAAGTCTCAACAAGGAATTGCCAGAAGCTGCCCATTCCAAGCGCACAATCGTACAGCGTGTCGTAAACGTTGTCCAGGTCAATCCGTTTCCCTGTGGCCGTATCGCTAACCTGCTGCTTGGTGAATATGTCACTGTTGAACATCGCCTGTTTGCAGGACGCAGTCAGGCTATCAACATAATCTTTCTGGAATTTCAGTATGTCAACCGGTGGGGCTTTGAACACTACCAGTTTGTCCAGGTCTAAAAGCGGATCACCTGGTCTTGGTAGTTTCAGAACCAGCTTTTCCTGTGCGGAAACAACGGTCTTGTGGCCGGTACCTTTACAAACTCCACATACACCCCCATTTGAAAGTTTACCATCATAGCAATCATCAGCATCACACTTTGGCGCATACTCCAATCGGAATGGGAAAGCACTGAGCGCCATCGTCAAATCCATCTCGGAATTGGTCTTGATTGACTTCTTCAAAAGTGGAATAGCAGCGTGGTATGGAGAGGTAAAAGTGAAACCATCAGTCCATTGGTCGCGCAGATAGCCGAAGCGCATGGCCGGTACGTATCCGGCATTGTGAGGAATGGCAAATGTGACAAGGAAATACTTCTTACCGCACCGGAAATACAGAGTGCCGTCAAGATTCTGGCGGTAACTCATGTCGTCCATGTCGGACACCATCAGTCGCTCTACATCTTCCTTTGACAACTGATCCATGACAAACGTTTCATTTGCCAAGTAAACAGTGTATTTCTCACCGTACTTTCCTGCTGAAAGCACTGTAAGATGGGTCGTTACATTATTTTTGAAGTTGTAGTCAACGGCAGCCCTGGATGAAACCTCGAAAGGGTAAGGGCTTACTCGCTCAATCCTGTTGTCGAAATCGTCGAACTCAACAACGCACCAGGCGTTTGGATCCATGGAGTTTAGCTCGAACCAGCGGGTTTTCACATACTCGTCCACCGACTTGTTACCCCAGAACATCAGGAGTTTACCCTCAATTTCTTCAGCAACCTTGGGTGATTCTGCAGAAAGGACGCGCTGGTAGTTAGCGCGTGGCACTTTTCGCGTCACATCCATGAGGTTTTTAACCGTAGTAGTGATCACGTGCTCTGTGATTGCTTTGCGCTGTTTGTATGCCTCATCAGCTTCGCGCTGTACAACCTGTTTCAGTAGCGTGTCAAGACCGTCACCGGTGACAAGTTTCCGGCACAAGTCGGCCAACTCGGTTGTGCGACTGTACCATGGATGACGCTCGCCTTTAACGACGCTGGCGAGACGCGAGAGTGCTTCTTCGCGTGTCAAAGTGTTTGTTTTTAGTTTTGTGTTTATTGTTTGCGGAATCGCTCAAAATCATTTTGCGCGATCGTGCAAAAGAAGTAGTCGTCTGCGTCTGAGGTGTGTCCGTACTTCTCAAATGTCTGCCCGCTCACCTCGTCTTTTACCTTCTCTTTCCACTTCAATCCGTTCTGGTCTTGCTTCAGGTAGGTTAGGTCTGCAATCGTGTTCTTGCACTTCTCATCAATCAGTATGCTGTACCTGGTCTTGCCTTCCAGCATGTTGTTGATAAAGTCCCTCCTGCTGATCACTGGCGGATTACTCCTCGTTGTCCTATCCGATCCGTTATTCAGCCACCTGCGCAATACTCGCTCAACTATCTGGTAATCTGTCTCACTGCCCTTTGTTGACCTGCTGTGTCCGCTGGCATCACCGTAGAAAAACAATCCATTCATCCGGTCTCCATACTTCGCTCTTATCGCCTCACATAGTCGCTCGGTCGTATTATTCGGATTTGGCAAACAGAACTCATCAAACTTCCTCAAATCTACTC